CTCGCTGGATTGCAAGGAGAGTCAATTCTACCATTCATGAGCGTGAGCTCACGAATAGCGAAGATAGCATCTATGCTAGGTGCATCGAGTAAGCAACCGGATTCACGGTCGAACACAAGATCAAGGAAACCTCCCAAAAAACGGGGGAGCCCGCCAGTAAACTGGAAACCAGCAAACTGGTCGTGATCGATCTTCCCAGAGCTCAGGCCTTTTTCGAGGTCCTTGCAAAAGGAAGGCAGGGTAATCGTCAGAAACGACGACCCCTCGCGTTCGACTCGCCTCGAGGCAGTTTTTATGTCTCGAGTGGTGCTTACGTGACACCAGCCGCCTAATTCATTGGCGGCCACCTGCCAGAGCAACATAAGGCTTTTCACCGCAGTCCTTTCGATTAGAGAGGTACTCGGTTCCATAGCCGATTGTTGTTCGCCAGTCCCCTTATCCAGGGGCTATCTTCGTTCCGTTCTAGTTTACGCCGGCCAGAAGGTCGGTCACTAGAGCGCCTGACGATGCAGTCATAGCTGCCAGCAAGGCATCTACGACCTGCTTCTGCTGAACCACACTGAAACCCGACTTTGGCGTCTCAGACACGAAGTAGAAACTCTCCGTGCTTGCAACGTTTTGGGTCGCAATCAGTGGGTCAGCAGTAAACGCCAGGAAGTCAACGCGGATCACGCGGCGGTTCTTCTTGCCAGACTGATGCGAGATGGTCATTTTGACCGTCCCATCATCTTTCTGGTAGATCGACTTGCTGCCGCTCACGTCAATCTTGTTGAGAGACTGAGCAACCGCGTTGATGGTAAGAACGAAGGGGTTGGCAATTGTCATTCGGCATTGCTCCTGCAGTTACGGTGACCGAATGGTCACCTATTGTTTCCGGAGCTACTAGTAAAAACGGCACACTACACAAAAGCGTAATGGCTACCAGCAACTTCGGTTTGGTTGGGCTCAAAGTCCCAACCTACGACTTTCGGAAATCCCTAGAGCCGTAGAAATGGCTAGCTGGCGCGGCGTCATAGCCGCCCATGCTAAACCAAAACCGAATGGAGTACATCCTCGCCTTTGTTTCACCGTAGTGGTGAACGTTTGACGAAGCTCAGACGGACCTGACCCACCTCTGTGGTAGACCAGATTCGTCATGGTATAATCGACTATGTCGATGGTAGTTTCCATCACATAGCCGTACCTGAGCACTAGGCCGTCGGTCATCGTGGCCGAGACATTATGAGCGAGATCGCCCATATTGCCAAACCAGTCAGCAGCCCAACTCCATGGAGCAAGATTCCAGACGGTCTCGGGGGTAACCGCGAGACCCAGAAGCTTGTTAGCTTCTTGAGCATGCACAGTCAATTTGCCTAGAGGGTCATTTGCCCCCACAGCAGCATGATATGTAAACGCTCCGGAAAACCATTTCTTCTTAGTAGAAGTCGTGGTCTTCGTCATTGTAGCCATTGGCATGTATGCCCCCTCTGAAAGGACGGGGAACCATCCCACTGGATACGTGGAATATTGCTCGACTGAGGTTGTTACCTCAGTGGGAAAATAGTAGCGCCTTCTTACCTGGCGTCCAGAGTTACGGTGGTATTGTTTCAGAATCCTTTCGGACTCTTTAACAGCCGTCGCAAACTTAGTGACGTCAGATAACAAGGGTTTCCATCCAAACTCTACATTCAGGTATTCGCTAGCGCCCTTGCGGGCGTTTTGCTTTACCTTGTCTTTCCTCGAACGAGGATCGGCACGCTTCTTATAACGCTGGTTTCGCTTCTCCATCTGGAGACGCTTCCTATACGCTATAAGCTGCTGTTTGTAGAGAATGGACCCGGTAAGTCTAGGGACACCGTCCCGAAATAACTCACCGAGAGCAACGGAAACCGAAGCCGCTGGGATCGTCGGATCAATACGCGCAATTGCAGTGGTACCAGCCGCATCAAGTCCGAAGACTGATGAGGCGGTACTTGCAGGGTACGCGTTATCCGCAAACACACAGTACTTGGCATAGATGAAGGCCGGGTCTAACCCGTAACCGTCAAACATATACCAATGGAGGACGGCCTTGCCGGTCGTCCCACTGTACGTGTGATCGATGGTGTAAAAATCACCACCGCGATCTCCCAACACCGCCGCACGAATGGACGGTGCACTATTGGAACGGGAAGTTGTTAATTGCTTCCCGAGCCCTATGTAAGGCGTATTATAGCCGAAATCGGAGCCCCACTTCTGAACCAGCACAGCTGGGGAAAGAGGAGCTCCGTCCCAATAGAAAGTTCCTCTGTCGCCTTTGAAGACGTCATTGGTTCTCACCTTGGTTACATAGTTACCCATGGAATTCCAATCGGATAGCAGGTGGGTGGAGGGGAGACTTCAGTCCCTCCATCGTGTGCATGCTAAGCACCGGGGGCCCCTTAG